CCTCACGAGACATAACCATCTTTTGTTCGTATGCGTTAGTTACCTTGGCAAGTGCTGTATAACTGTTTTCAATAAATGGTTCCAGCTTCTCTTTTGCAATCTTGTCCAAGAAATTGACAATTGTTCTAGTCTCTTTTCCCTCTCCAAACAGTCTATCAACCAATCGGTCAAAAGTAATGTATACTGAGTCCGTATCCGAAGCAATGACGTAATCCTCATTTTTTGTCTCCAATAATTTATTCAAATAGATATTCAGAGATTTTTCAATCCACCGAATAGATAGTTGTCCTGATGTAGTAATTGCTGACGCAATCATCAAGTCATAGTATCGGAAATAGTTATTCCCGATTGCACCATAAGCTGAGTTCAGAGATATCTTTTTAGCCATCTGAATATTGTTATACTTGGATATGTCTTTCAACAGTCTTGGATTCTTGGTGTTCTCATACTCTTGTGATGCTTGGAGCATGAGTTTCTTGTATTTGGTACGGTCATTGTACATGGTTTCCATAATCTCTGGAAGAAACCCACGTTTGTCTTTACGAAAGAACGCACCATTTGGTGTCATACAGTGTTCAGTTGGATTGCTTGCTTTGCCTGCAAGCAGTTTGTCTACAAGCCCTGTTACTGGCTTACTTGGAACAAGTGTCTCTGGTGATATGTTGTACTGCATGATTAGATGGGGATACAGCGAGTTCAAATCAAAACTCATAACCCATTTGTGCATACCAACTAAAGGTTCTTTGACATACGCACCCTCAAACTTCTCTGCTTTTTCATGTGCAACCTTTTGTGGTATGACAATATTTCTTTCACGTAGATAGTTGTAGATAAGAATATCCCAATACTTTACCGAACCAAGTACGTCAGTATAGTTGACTTTTGCATCATATGCCATGGTAAGACAGAGTTCAATTAGTTTCATCTTGTCTTCTAGACGGTCAACAATTTCAACGTCCTGTATATTGTATTCGATGAACGATTGATAATCTTTTTGATACCATTCGCTGAATGTCTCAAAGGGGTTGCCTGTCTTACGTTGACCTAGTTCCACATACGCAATGTGGTCTAGTCGATAGGACTCTTGTGCGGTATAGGTAAACTTACGATACAGATTAAAGTAATCCAGTGCAGAAACACCAGCAATATCATATGCCTGATGCCGTCTACCTAGTTGATATATTTCACGTTCTCTTACCGAACCCCAAGGCGACAATCGTTTTAGTTCGTCTTCACCAAACAGTTTGACGATACGATTGCAGATGTAAGGAATGTCAAAGAATTCTGTATTCCAGCCTGTGATAATGTCTGGATAGTGTCGTTCCCAGAATACAAGAAACTCTTTGAGTAAATGCACTTCACTCTCGCATTTGACATAGGTAACATCATTACGTTCTGTTGTGAAGTCACCGATACCCCATACTACAATCTTTTTGGATTGATGGTTCTTTATGGTGATGGATAGTAGTTCTTCACTTGCTTCAGTAGGTGAAGGAAAACCATTTTCTGACTTGACCTCAATATCAATTGTCACCATCATCAGTTGATCAATATCCCATTCAACCCGACCAGCATATTCATCTGCAATATAACTGTATGTGTGTAAAGTGTTACCGTAGACTAGTTCTGGTTGTGACTTGTAAGCTTCAACATGTTCTTTTGCTTCACGCATGTTGTCAAACGAAATGTTCGTGACATATTTTCCGTCTAGGGTTTTGTATGGTGTTTGTTTTGCTACAGGAGCATATAATGTTGGTGAATATTTTACACGTTTGTTTATGTTACGTTCGCCATCTTTGACCTCACGCACCAAAAGAAAGTTGCCGTATTGGAGTACATTTGTGTAAAAATTCATAGTAGTATAATACCACTTTGGAAGAGAAAAATCAAGGTACTTTTATTATAATTAGTCGTCATCTAATCCGTATTCTTCTATCCAAATCATAGCATCAGTCAACTTTTTACAGTATTTATTGTCAGTGTGTACTTGGTCATCAAAAACTTTTCTCGTTGCACAGTATTTCATACCCTCACCTTCATTAGACACATTTAAAGCTTCAGATGGAATAATTGACCCAATTGTAATTTCTGAGCATAATCCATATTCACTGTCTACATCTAAAATTTGAGTAGCAACGAATGCTGTCCGTTCGACATTTTTCATGTCAGTAAAAGATTTCTGTTTCCATTCAATTTTCATTTCGTCCAACTTTTCATAAACCCTTTTGCGAGTTTACCTTCCATTCTTACTGCTTGTCGTTCCCATGGCTGTTTTGACCATGAAGTATCAGTATGGTCAACATAAGAACCATCTTTAGTTTTCCATAATTTGCGAGAACCAAGTTTCACTGGATATACACGATCTACCATACGACCTGTAGCTGTTTGATAAACATGAACCATCTCATGACATATCGTTTGAATAAATCGTTTTAGACCAGATAAGTTTAGATTACCATTCTTAAACTTGTGCATACGTTTATCCACTTCAATTGTAAACTCACGATCACTATTCATCTGCATACAAAAACCATATGCACCTTCATCTAAACACTTGGTCAATTGAACTTCAATTTCTAGAGTTGAATGTCTAGGCATCAATTCTGAGATACAATACCATACGACATTTTCTGTCAGTTGACGTTGTTTTTTAGTTCCGCCGATTACGGTCACTTGATTCAAGGATTTTCCTTTGTTTTTTGACTATATGAATAGGATAACACACTCAGCACGTTTTGTCAAGACCCAATATGGTTTTATTAGTGAGTTCTCTTGTACCCGCTTTGTTAGATTTAACTTCCCATGGCCTTTCATAACTTGCGTTAATCGTGGGGTCTGTTTTGCCATAGTTAGCAGGCAGCTCATTCCAAAAGATAGCTCCAATGGATACACGATTGCCTTCATAAGATTGCACCGCATGAATCACATCAAAAGGAAATGAGATTAGTCGATTATTAATAGGTGCAATAGAATCTGTTTGATGGTCTGCCCACGAAAAGAATTGTTCTTTGCCAATCTTAACATCTGTGATTGGTGGTTTTGTATAAATGTTTAATCGACCACCTTTGTCGGGCGCTCTTAAATAATATATGAATGTTTGTTTTGGAACGTCTTTGGGTGTATAGTCTACGCCATCGACAGTGCAATAGGACACCCTGTCATTATGTGGTTTAGGATTGGTCGGTCTAATATTCCACCACGCAGTTGCACCCATAATTTCATTACCATCCAACATAGCTGGATATGCATGAAGATACAGTTTTTTTACAAACTCATGAAATGCATTTTCTGGTTTAGCAAATCTACCGATCCACTGTACCTCAGAAAATGTCATCGAAGTATCTCCTAGTCGATCATACAGATCGTTATCTAGGAAATCATCATATATTTTTATCACTCTCCACTAAACTCCTGTTCACAATATGTTCATCTTCTATTTCTTCTTTACTTTGTCCAAAGTAAGCAACCGCATAATGTTCTCGTATCATGAAATCATTAAGTGTTATCTGGGCGTCTGTTTTTGCATCGTGTATAAGAAACTCACCCAAAATTCTTCCGTATTTCCCTTTGCCGTCTTGTCTGGTGCGTAGTGTTTGTGTTGAAACAACTGGCAAATAACTTAATACAACTTCTTTTGCCATTAGGCCATAAATTTTTTCTACTATATCCGAGGTACGACTTTCTGGGGTATCAATACCATAGAAACGTATTCTCTGTTTCTTTAACCAAACACCAAAGCCCAAGTCGATATCAACATCCGTTGTGTCTCCATCGATCACCTTTACAATTTTACATTTATATTCATACACCGAAACTTTCTCCACAACCACAAGATGATGTTGCTGATGGATTTGAAACTTTGAGAAATGAACCAGATAAATCAGTAACATAATCTACTTGACTTCCATCAAGATATGTTTCTGCTTCGGGGTCTATTAACAAAAATCCCTCGATAGGTTTTATGCATGGTTGCATACGATTATCCTCGCTTGCAATTCCCCACACATATTCAAATCCATTACAACCGCCCGACTTTACGCCAAGCGTAACGTAACCTTCATTGGCTGCGCTCTGTAAGTATTCTTTTGCTAATGGTGTTAATGTTACCATGTACTATATTTATAATCCTTCTTTGACACATTCCCCCTTGTCTTCAATTTTTTCTACTCTTTCTATCAAATCAAAGAATAAATCAAACGCCCCGCGTATTTCTTTCTCAGGACTTACTCTGTTGTAAGGAACACACAATGTTTTTACCTCAGAGTTTTGTTTTTCAACTACCGTTCTAGCTTCCATGCACGATTCCATACTCGGCATTTCAGTTTTGTAATCAAACCCACCATTAGACATTGCTGTTACGATTAATAATGCTTTTATCATAATATCTCCTTATACATTAGAAGATGGATACTCAGATATTTTTTTCCATCCATTTGGCTCACAAAAATATTTTTGTTCTTCAATTATAACCACATCTCCAACACTAGTGCTACGACACCCTGCTCCTTTAAATTGTGGGGTGACTTCTTTGTTTTCCCACCACGCACAATCAATAGAGTTAGTCTTTGTAAATGCTACTTCTAACTTTTCACTATTAGGTAAGGTTTTATCAACTGAAACATATGCAACAATTTCTGTTTTGTCTGTTTCACTATTGTAGTGAAAAACTGCAATATCTTGATTCATATAATGCCTCAACAGACTGTCCATTATTTCGTTCATACAACCTCCTTTTTTTATTTTATGTAATTATAATATCAAATTCAACAGGGCTTGTCAAGTAAATTCTAAAGATAAACAGGCCCTGTCCAGTTAATTGGAAATCCACCCTCAAGGACATTTCCTCTTGGTTTGTTTCTAGCAGGTTTAGCCCACCCAGCACACTTCAAAAGGTCGCCCTTCTTGAACAACTTATCATCATCAGTATTGACAACAAATGCCCAAGCACTAGTGCCTGATAAAATTTTGATGTATTTTTTACCTTTTTTAACAACAAACCCATCTGCAAATTCTTTCTTCATTTCTTCAGAAGCTTCACTCCTCGACCAATTATTGTAGTCATAGATTGCAGCCGCAATCATATTTGCAATACCATCATCAATATTGTCAAACTTTTTTTTAACAGAAACAGTCATTATTTTCTCTCCTCAAAGTTTTTAGTGTTAAGGCGTTCTGTAACCTCGGTCAAATCCCTCATTGCGTATGTAAGTTCCCGAACATCACTAGCAAGTTGTTCCATCATTAACGTCATATCGTCAATTTGTTCTTTTGTCACACTCATAACGTAGTCTCTTTTTTCATCTTATGTTACCATTATAAGGGTCTGAACAGGGTTTGTCAAGGCAAATCGCTGTTCGTAAGTTGTTGATTTATAAGGGGTTATACAGAAAAAGATGAACCGCAACCACAGGTAGTCGTTGCATTGGGGTTTTTAATCACAAATTGCGAACTTTCTAGACTCTCACTGTAGTCTATTTCTGCTCCCATGAGGTATTGCACACTCATAGGATCTATTAGTAATTTGACCTTTCCATTCATTACGACTGTATCTCCATCACCCTCTTCTTGGTCAAATGTAAACCCATATTGAAAACCAGAACACCCACCACCAGAGATAAATACTCTTAACATAAGACTGTCATCACCATCAAATTCGTCATCAATTAGTGTTTGAATTTTATGGGCAGCTGAATCTGTGAGTATTAGGTCTTCCACAATTTATCGTTTTTTCCTTGCCAGTTCCATTTCAATCCAAGATTTTGCTCTGGTATTTTTAACTTTCTTTTTAAGTAAACCTTGTATGCGTTTGAACACTTGTTTAATTATATCCTCATCAGCTTTATTGTTATCTACAATAATTAAATTTTGTTTAAAGTGGTTATTAAATTTACCAATGTTAGCTTGTACTGATTTCCACGACTTAATCACAACGGATTCTGGTACACTACGAGATCGTTTTGCGTTACGTTCTAACGCAACATCTAGTGAAGTATTGACAAATATTAAATGAGTGTCATATCCTAGTTGACGTAGTTCATTAGACTGATTTGAAATCTTATCGTAGTCTTTACCTGTGCCGTCAATGATAAGTCCAAGTCTACCTTCAAGATAGTTTGCTTGTTGTTTTTTGGTAATTTCTTTTGCTCGGTCACGAACTGGAGCACGAGCATCTGTTTCATCTTCAGGCATCTTCAGAGAAAGGTTTGCGTCTTTAAGCAACTTCTCAAATGCGTTATCTGAATTGACTACCTTGAGTCCAGTTCCACCAGTGGTTTTCCTGACAACGTATGATTTACCGCTGCCAGGGCCACCTGCTAAAAAGAATGCCTTAAATATATTGGGGTCGTATACGCCCTCTTGAAGTTCGTTGAATGTTTTCATCATGCGTTCCTGTTTGCTCTTGCCTTCTATAATTTACTATTTGTTCTATAACGTATTTATCATTTTCTGATATAGGAGTTACGTTTCTCTCTTGTTTTAGGAATGATTTTTTTCTGAGTAAATTTCTAGTTTTTTGAGCCATTGATTTGTCCTCGTTTCTATTAATAAGTTATGTTTCGTCTGATGTTGTAATCCCCCCGAAAATGCCAGGCGGTACAGTTTTTATTTCTACGCCGTTATAGTCCTCCTTTTGTTTAATTATTTTAATATCTCCTTCTGCAAATGGTTCATAATTATCCTTCAGTGTATCTAGTGGTTCTTCTATAGAATCTTTAACTAATGATATAATCATTACATGTTTTTGTGGTGACTTATCAAATTCAAAATCATGTCGTACATTTTTTATTAAGAATGGGCCTTTGTAAAATCTATCGTTGATTTCACCGTCTGCAGCTTTAACTGCGGCTGTGTATGGCAAATTAAGTATTACCTTTTGACCAGCATTTACATAAGTGTTGCCATGACATATTATGTTAACACTAAGTCCAGTTCTTATTTGTGCCATTTGTGAATTTCTTCTCTGCAACCATTTTTCTGGCCCATACGGTTCGTATGGGTATGTGTTGTCTGGGGTTGCATGTTGACCATCACTTCTACTATTTAAAGAGGTAGGTACAACATATGTCCTTGCAGAAAAATCTGAT